AATTCGTCGAAGACATGCTGCATCAGGCGCAGGACTACGTAAACGCGAATCTGCCCACAGCCAGCGGTGCGGTCGCTGGCGTTCGATTCCTGAGCGTCGGAGGCTCCTTCCGATGACCGCCATCCCGCCCGGCCCACGGAGAACGCGAAGCATTCAGTCCGCCTTTGCCGACATCAGGGCCGACTACGATGCAACGCGACAAAGCCGATTCGTTCGCCGCCGGACCGGTGTTTCTCCGATGGGCAGCGGGGCGGATTATCACTTCCGCAGCGAGACGAAGTATTACGAGCTGATCGAGCAGGCCCGCGACATGGACCGCAACGATGCTCTTGTCGGAATCCTTGCTGATCGTCGAGTTGACAACATCGTCCAGAGCGGCTTCACGCTCGATCCAAAGACCGGCGACAAAGGAGTTGACAATGCTCTGTGGCAATGGTGGGAGGATTTCAGTACCGATCCGGATCAATGCGACATCGCCGGCGAATGCACATGGAAGGAAATCGAACGACAAGTCTGTCGCAGTGAATCCATCGACGGCGATATCGTCGTTACAGGAACTGAAGAGGGCTCGTTTCAGATGCTGGAATCACATCTGATCCGAACGAAATCAACCATTGAAGGCACGTTCCTCGGGGTGACGACCAACAAGCACGGCAAGCGGGAAAAGTATCACGTCGCGGAAGAGACTGGCGTCTTCGGCCAGTTCGGAGACTCAACACCGATCGACGTGCGCGATGCGGACGGGATCCGCCAGGTCTTCCATGTCTACAATCCGAAGCGGGTGAACGTTACTCGAGGCGTCACACAACTCGCTCCGGTGTTCTCCATGGCCGGAATGCTGGAAGACATCAACTTCGCGAAGCTGGTCCAGCAGCAGGTTGTCTCGTGCTTCGCTGTCTTCCGGAAACTTGCGGCCGGCCAATCGTCAATTCCATCCGTCGATGGTGTGTACGGTGAAGGATCAACCGAACAGACGGCTAGCGGTGTGCGCCAGATCGAAGGCGTCTCGCCTGGCATGGAAATCATCGGCCAGCCAGGCGAAGAGCTGACAGGGTTTTCGCCTGCGGTCCCGAACGGCGAGTACTTTACGCAGGTGAAACTGATCCTGCAGATCATCGGCGTGAACTTCGGGTTGCCGCTCTGCCTTGTGCTGATGGATGGCAGCGAGACGAATTTCAGCGGATGGCGCGGTGCTGTTGATGAGGCCCGCAAAGGATTCGTTGCCGATCAGGTCAATCTGGTCCGTCGGCTGAATCGCCCTGGATACAACTGGAAGCTCCGGCAGTACCTGAAGACCACAAAGGATGCAGCACTCAAGAAAGCAGCAAAGAAGCTGGCCGATGCGATCTTCCGCCACGAATGGAATCTGCCGTCGTGGACTTACATCGAACCGGTGGCTGATTCAGAAGGGGATGCGGCTCAGATTCGCAATGCCCAGATATCGCCGCGGAGACAGAAAGCAGCGCGGGGCCTGGACCACGAAACGATTGTCGACGAAACGATTGATGATAACTCTTACGCGATTGAGAAGGCGATAACACAAGCCGAGAAGATCAACGCGGCATTCCCGAATTCACAACCGATCACGTGGCGGGATCTGATTCCGTTGCCAATGCCAACTGGCCAGACGATTGCATTGCAGGATCCGGCGGCAATCAAGGCGCAGGAAGAAGCGGCGGCGGCCGGGCCGGAAGGCGCTCCACAGCCAACTGGAGAATTCGCTGGCCTGTCCACAATGCAGTGGAATCGCAACAGGAAAGCGATCAAGGGCGTGCTTGATGAACTCGCTGCCGGAACAACCAGCGAATCCGCCGCACGGGTTTATCTGGGTGGCATCGGCCTGGCTCAAGCGTCGATCGATGCTCTGATCAAAGACGCAACGGATGGAAAAGTAGAAACGCCGGAGGTACTCGCAGATGTCGCAGCCTAAAGTCATTCGAATCGATGGTGTGATCGGGACCGGAGCGGATGAAGTGTCGTCCCAGATGGTTCGCGATCAGTTGCCGCAGAACGGCACCGATCCAATCGCCGTGAAGATCCACAGCGAAGGAGGTTCCGTGTTCGAAGGCTTTGCGATGCATGATGCACTGGAAGCCTACAAAGGGCCGAAGACGCTCGCCATTGAATCTTCGGCGTTCTCGATCGCATCGTTTGTCGCCATGGCCTTTGATGACGTGGAGATCAGCAGCAATGGTTACATGATGCTGCACAACCCGTACGCGGTGGCCGAAGGCGATGACGAGGACTTCGCACAGCAATCGCAGTTGCTCGCGAAGCTGAAGGCCTCAATGGTCAGTGCGTACGCTCAGCGGAGCGGAAAGTCGGAAGAGGAGATCAAGGCGATCCTGAAGGATGAAACCTATCTCAACGCTCAACAGGCCGTTGACATGGGCTTTGCGAAACGGATCACGGGCAAGCCAGTAATCGGGCGAGAATTCGCCAGTGTGTCAAACATGCCGCATGGAGTTGTTTCCGCCCTGTTCGGGGCGGGCTCAGGTGGCGAAAAACGTGATTCAATGAAAGGACAAAAAATGTCTGAGTCACAACCTGTCGCCGCAACTCTGCAGGAGATTAAGGCGGCATTCCCAAAAGCCAAGGCCGAGTTCGTGGTCAAGTGCCTTGAGCGATCGTTGCCGATGGCGTCCGTTGCTTCGGCGGCGGTCGAAGAAATGATGACCGAGAACGCTGCACTTCGGGCGGAACTGGAAGAATTGAAAGCAGCCAAATCCAAGGCTGAGCTGCCGACGGAAGAACCCGAGACCGAAACCGAGACGGAAACGGAAGCCCGGTCGGAAGAAGAAACAGTGCCGGCAGAGAAAGCAGCTGTGAAAGCGATCGCGAAAGCGAAACCCAAAGCCAGCGGCGCACCGGCAATCGCCAAGGCAAAGACTGGTGGCCCGTCTGCCCGAGCGCGCTGGAATGCCGCAGTCGAGACGTGTCTCCCGAAGTGCCGTGGCGACAAGTTCAAGGCCGTGAAGATGGCGAACAAACTGAATCCCGGACTTCGCGAGGCGTACGTCGAAGAAGTCAATGCCTGACATCCGAGGCTGATGCCTCAAGGCGGCTTTTCATTTTCAATTCATTCATCAGGGATCAATAAACATGAGTCAGTATTTTGACACACCAACCCGGCCAGACATCGCGGTTGGAACAATCGCACAACACCTGCGGGTCAAGACAACCGGTGCCGTCATCATGGCCGGTGCCGCAGACAAAGAACTCGGAACGATGGATCGTCCATGCACCGGGTCCGGGCCTTGCACGATTCGTTTGCGCACTGCGGGCGGCACTTGCAAGATGGTCGCCAGCGTCGCCATCGCACTCAACGGTGCGGTGTGGGCGGCGTCAGGCGGCAAGGTCGCGGCGACTGGCACCGTCGAAATCGGTATCGCGCTGGAGGCAGCAACCGCCGACGGCGACGTGATCGAAGTCCTGCGACTCTGATCTTCTCCTTTGTACTCCGTTGCGGGAGGCTGGGATTACGGCTCGCTACCGCCCAGCGCTCCGCGACTGAGTTTTGAATTCTTTCTTTTCGATTTGTCCGCAACGGAGGTTTTAAAGGAAACCTCCAAATGGGATCACCATCAACCAGTCTGGCAACACTCCGGCCAGACATTTCGGACAGCTTTCAGGCGTTCGATCTTGAGCAAAACATCAAAGGATTCGTTTGGGATCAGTTGATGCCAGTGCTTGACGTCGCGTCCGCATCTGGGAACTTCGGACGCATTCCAATTGAGCAGTTATTGCAGCAACGGGATACGATCCGCACACCAGGCAGCGGATACGCTCGCGGGAAATGGACGTTCCTGCCTGACTCGTACGCAACCCAGGAACATGGGGCGGAAGAGCCGATCGACGACAACGAAGCGAAAATGTACGCGGAGTATTTCGACGCGGAATTAGTGTCAGCGTTGCGGGCACGTAGTGCCGTGCTGCTGAACGCAGAACGGCGTGTTATCAACGCGTTGCTTGTTGGTGCCGGTTTCGGCTCGGCAAATGCCGCTATCAAGTGGAATCTGCCTGCCACAGCGACGCCGATTTCTGACGTCGAAACCGCCGTCAATGCCGTGTACACCGCTTCTGGGTTGTGGCCGAACACGATCGGAATGTCATACAAGACATTCCGATTGCTTCGGAATTGTCAGCAGATCATCGACCGCATTACAGCGGCTGGTGCTGGCAGTGCGGCGAAAGCATCGGACGTGACGACAGAGATGATTGCTCAGGTCTTCGACCTCGAAAAAGTTGTCATCGCTGGATCGAGTTACAACACAGCGAAGGAAGGCCAAACGGCTGTTCCGACGCAGATTTGGGACGAGACGAAAGTGTTCGTTGGTCGTACGGCAAACGGAAACGATTTTCGCGAACCATGCGTTGGACGAACTTTTCATTGGTCTGCTGATGGATCGCAGATTGCAGGAACGGTTGAGACATACCGTGACGAACCGGTGCGATCCGATGTCGTTCGCGTGCGACATCAGACTGCCGAAAAGATCTTGTATGTTCCTGCGGGTCGTCTGATCGGTGCAGTAGTCTGATGCCAACCGTGTTCGACTCACATTTTGCCGATGCAGCCTTTCCGGGGTTGCTTGACCAGTTCGGAGAGTCGATCACGTATTGGCCAGGCTTCGGCGGGTCGCGGATTATCCGGGCCATCATCAATCGCGATCCGCCGGAGCTGCTTGATGGAACGGGGAATGCCATCAAGGTCAAAGCCGTTCTGCAGGTGTTCAATTCACGGAAGACCGGAATCGAAGGCCGCGAGTTGGACATCGGCAGGGATCAGGTGGAGTTCAATCTCACGATTCAGGACCAGATGACAACGCGATTCAGTTTGCTGGTTCTGCAGTCTTCGAGTGGCGGTGTAACAGTTCTGGCGGCGGTCTGATGGTTGAACCTGTATCAGAACGAATCATGGCGTTGGTGCGGGAGCGCGTTGCAACCGCATTCGAAGCATATCGCTCGACCCGCATTGCCACATGGCAACCGAAGGATCAGGTGACGCATGTATTTCAGGGGAACGTCATCGCCAACGATGCAATCAGTTATCCGGGGAATCCGCCAGCGAAAGGGTGGACGCTGGAGGCAGCCATCGCAGGGATTGCAAAGCCATCGGATCGAGACATCACGCCAATCGATACGTTCAAGAATCGGTTGGCGGCAGACATCATTGGAGCGATCACCGAACCGGAACTCTGGCATCAATGGAACGGGCTGGCGATCAACACGGTGTTTGACATGGTTGAGGATTTCACGGGGACGGATGGAGGCGCATCGGGAGTGATCGTGCGGATGAACGTTCATTACAGAACCGACGAAAACAATCTCTACAACGTCAGGGCCTGACATGATGACCATCCAGATCGATGCCAGGCAACTGTCAGAACTCGGGGATGCAGTCGGGAGAGCGAGAAAGGACTTTGCCAAGGAGCTCGCAGCAGCGATCAACGCAGTATCGAAGAAAACCAGACTGGAAATGGGACGCGACGTCCGGGAGGTCGTTGCGATCCCAAAACAGGAGTCGGAGAGAGTAATCAGGATCTCCGCAACCGCGACGCCAAACAGCCTCCAGGCGGTCGTCACACTCAAGAAA